AAGCGAGAAGTCGAACAAACATTGAGTGTGGTGAAGATGCCGACAGTAACAATAGGTGACAAGAAGATTATCTTTGATGTAGGAGAGGATAAGAAAGAATGATCACTGTCCCCAAAATGCTTCAGATCCCCGACAAGCTACTTCCCATAATATCTGAATTTAATGATTGGCGATACTTTCTTCTTGAGGGTGGTCGAGGAGGTGGTAAGACGCAAGGAGTCGCACGTTTACTTCTCTATATTGCCGAGCAAAAGGCAATAAGGATATTTTGTGGTCGTGAGATTCAGAATACCATAGAAGAATCAGTCTATACGGTATTCAGGGATATCATCCAAGAGTATTCACTCAATTTTGAAGTATACTCTTCTAAAATCATACACAGAGAGACTAAATCAGAGATTCGCTTTAAAGGCTTTCGAGAGCAAGGGATGATTAATATTAAAGGGTTGGAGGGTGTTGATATCTTATGGATAGATGAGGCCCAGGCGATAACTAAGCCCACGCTTGATGTAATCCTTCCTACTATCAGAAAAGACAGAGCAAGGGTATTCTTCACAATGAATAGATACTTGCGTAATGATGCAGTATATAAACAGTTCATTGATCGTGATGATTGTAAGCATATCAAGATCAACTTTATTGATAATCCTTTCTGCACTCAGGCATTAAAGGCTGAGGCTGCCCAATGTCACCCTGATGACTATAATCATATTTGGCTAGGTGAGCCCCTTGCGGATGCCGACAATTACTTATTCAATACCGCAGAGTTGAATGGGGCAAAGAAAGCCGAGTTCCATTACGATCCTACCTTATGGGGTAATAAAATTATGGGGCAGGATATAGCACGCTATGGAGATGATTATTCTGTAGCAACGATTATAACTCAACGAGGCCCTCATCAATGGGAACAGACATTAAAGATTAAATGGAAAGGGAAAGACCTCATGGAGACGACAGGCCGTGTGACCGATATCATTCTCATGGAAAAGCCAGGTATTGTCGTAATTGATGGTGATGGCATGGGAGCTGGTGTGGTAGATAGATTAAGAGAGATGAAGCGAGAGATTAAGGAATTTAGAGGTGGTACTATCGAGAATATCGATACGAAACGATATAAGAATCTTAAAGCAATGTCATATTATAAGGTTAAAGACATACTTACCCGAGGATGGCTGCGTATCAATGAAGATAGTATTATTGAACAGCTTGAGACGATAAAGTTTGAGTATTCAAGCACAGGCCAAAAATCTATCGTAAGTAAAGAGAAAATGCGGCGTGATAATGTGAAATCTCCTGATGAGGCAGATGCTTTAATGATGGCGATAAGTGAGTGTGATAATATTCATAGGGTACAACGCAATATCTACCATCGGCAGCCTCGATATGCGAAAGAGGTAAATATAATCTAAGAGGTGATTCATGGCGATAGCAACAAGTACACTAGCAATGATTGGAGCTGGCCTTGCAGTAGGTGGTATGGTAGGGATGGGATTAGCTGGGAGTAAGAAGAGAGGGCCACTTATGCCTCCTCCAGCCCCCCCTGCTCCTTCAATGGGAGATGCTGAAGCAAAAGCAAAGGAAGAATTAGTACGGCGAAGGAAAGCTATGAAGAAATCGGCAACGATTCTTACTACGCCGCTCGGGGTGGAAGATTATCAGACCCGTAAAAAAACCTTATTAGGAGAATAGCTATGGCAAGTTTCTTTGCAAGATTATTTGGTGGTGGGAAGAAAACTACACCTGCACCGCCTCCTCCGCCTCCAGCACCTAAGATGGAGGATGCAGCGGCTAAGGCAAAAGAGGAGACAAAGAAGAGACAAAAAGCAGCTCAGAAAGCAAAGACAACCCTTACATCCCCTCTTGGTCTCGGTGAGCAGGAAACAAGGAGAAAGACATTACTGGGTGAGTAATGGTGGAGATACGAATGTATCAAGACAAAGATCACGATAAGATCGTAGAGCTTATTCATGAATTTTACAAGAACTCTCTTAATCAGTATTCACTCACATTTGACAAAGAAGAAGGGCTGAAGAGATTGCAAGGATTGATACGGCAACTCAGGAATACGAGTTTCATCCTTATAGTAGATGGAGAGGTAAGAGGTATAATGGGCGGATTCATAGTGGAGGAGCTTTTGAGCCCTACGAAAGTCTACCAGGAAGTCATCTGGTATGTCTCAGAGGAACATCGCAGACATGGCATTAAACTCCTAAGACGTCTTGAAAAGTGGTGCATAGATCATGGGATTGACAAAATAATAATGGCTTTTATGCACAATTCGATGCCAGATAGACTATTGAGATTTTATGAACGAACAGGGTATTCTCAATTTGAAACCCATTTAATCAAGGACTTAAATCATGACAGAGCCAAAAAAGATCATAAAGAATTTCACTAGGTTAAAGAGTGCACGGTCGAATTGGGATACCTATTGGCAACGCCTTCATGATTATTTCTATATCGAGAGCGATGATGTCAATACCCAATATGCCCCAGGACAGGAGCTCACCATTACTCAACTATGGGATTCAGCGTCTTTAGAGGCTGCTGATGTGCTTGGCTCAGGACTTCTTAACTATCTCACTCCGCCTACCTCTAAATGGTTTGCTCTCCGTACGCCTGATCCTACCCAGATGGAGTCTAAAGATGTGATGGTGTTTCTTAAAGATTTAGAGGCTGAAGTATATCATGCTCTCAATCGATCTAATTTCTATAACCAGAAGCCTGAGTTCTATAAATCATCGGGAGTCTATGGCACATCAGTTCTCCTTGAAGAAGAAGATCTCCAGGATGATATACGTTTCTACAATCTTCCTATTAAGCAAGTATGTATTAATGAGGATGCACGTGGTCGGGTAATCGAGTTCTATATTGAACTTGAATATACTGCAGATCAAGTAGTCAGTAGATTTGGTGAAGAAGCACTTACTAATGAGATGAGACGAGGCCTCCAAAGAGGATTGAGTCCTGAGACAAAATATAAATACTTACTCTATATCGGCCCTCGGCATGGTTATGATATGCGTAAGCAGGATAACCAGAATATGAAATATAAGGCAGTATGGATAGATATAGCCCAACAGAAGACTCTTCAAGAGGGGGGCTATAATGAAATGCCGGCCTTTGCTCATCGATTTTACAAGAGATCAGGTATTGTATGGGGGTTCTCACCGGCCATGAAGTGCTTACCGGATGTGAGAGTGCTTAATGCGATAGCAAAGACACAACTTCGAGCTGCGATGAAACTCACTGATCCTCCAGTTGCTATGCCTGATAATGCTTTTCTATTGCCTCTCAACGCTAACCCTCGGGGTATTAACTATTATGATCGTAGCAAGATGACCGCAAAAGAACTGTTTCCTTTTGGTAATTATGGCAATGTCGGGATAGGGTTGACCGAAATGGAATACCGAGTGCAAAGGATACGAAGTCAAATGTTTAATGATGTATTTATGGCCTTTCAAGGGATCACCAAACAAATGACTGTACCTGAAGTGATGGAGAGGATAACTGAGAAGATGACTCTTCTCGGGCCCGCAGTAGGCAGGTTCATATCAGATGTACTCGATAAGATAATTACTCGAACTATTGGCATATTGGCTAGAGCTGATAAATTGCCTCCTGTGCCGGATGCACTTATCGAGAATCCCCAGTATGAGATTGAGTATGTATCAGCTTTGGCAAAAGCACAAAAGTCAAGTGAGCTTCAATCACTACAACAAGCTCTTGTCATGGTAGGGCAAATGGCTCAATTCGACCCTCAAGTGCTGGATAAAGTCAATACTGATAAGGCTACTGATGTTGTGTGGGGCATTACCGCCGCTCCGGTGCAGATACTCAGGGACGATCAAGAAGTTGGTGAGATTAGAGAGAATAGAGCTGAAGCTCAGGCAGCACAGCAAAGGATTGAGATGCTTGGGGCTGGGGCTGAGATTGCCGACAAAGCGGCAAGTGCAAACCTAAAGAGTAAGGAGGCACAGTCTGTATGATAAAGCGTATGACCGACAAAGCTTACGTTGAGCAGATACAGAAAGACCTTTTGCATATACTCGGACTCCCGGAGGGCCAACGCCTGATGGAGTTCTTGGAAGATATATCCGGGTTCTGGCATCCCGGGTACGATCCGGCGAATGAAACGTCGGTGCAGATAGCAGCCGGACGAAGAGAGGTAGTCTTAACGCTCAAGACGCTTCTTAAGCTCACACCTGAGCAGGTAGTTGAGTATTTTACAAACCGAGCGTAAGAGAAGGAGATTGCTATGTTAATGGATACCATAAGCCTGCCCTTTTGGAGCAGATACCTTATGCCCATGTCGTTTTTCGGAGATGAAGGTGGATCAGGAGGAGATGGTTCTGGTTCAGGTGATGGCGACGCTGGTGCTGGTGGAGATGGTGGCGACGGAGGAGACGGAGATCAAGGCGGAGATGCAGGAGCCGGAGCCGCGACCACCACCAAATGGTACGATGGATTACCTGATGAGGTCAAGGCCAATGCCACCGTGCAGAAATACGGCTCATTAGAGGAGCAAGTGAAAGGTCACCTTGAATTGCAGAAAGCTTTTGGAATGGATAAGATTGTCTGGCCCAAAGATGAGAACGATCACGAAGCATGGGCCAAGCTTCACGATAAATTAGGTGTCCCACGGGAAGTCTCGGGCTACAAACTCTCTGAGGCTAACTTACCCGAGGAGCTTAAGGGTGTGTCGATTGATAAGGATACATTTATCGCAGCTATGCACCAAGCAAAAGTACCACAAAAGTCAGCAGAACTCTTATTTAAAAGCTATGTCAATACGCTCACCGAGAGTTATGATAAACAGGTAGCGAAGCACAATGCTAAGTTCCAGGAGGACACCGTTGCCTTGCAAAAAGAATGGGGTGAGGCTTTTGAAGAAAAGAAACAAATTTCTAACCGTGCTGTTAGATATCTGGCAGAGAATGAAGAAGAGATCAAGTTTCTTACGAATACTCTCGGCGGAGATCCGAAGGGTATGCGAGTTCTTGCTCGACTTGGTGAGACTTTGAAAGAGAATCAAATCGGTTCTTTTGAGGCGACCCGCTTCAATCTTACACCAGATGAAGCTACTCAGAAATTAACTAAGATCAGAAGGTCAAAAGCTTATCTTGATGGTGTAGATGAGGACGGACAAGCATTAAGCAAGAAAGATCACGAGGCTTTAATTGATGAGGCCAATAGATTACAAGCGATTATCGTGAAATCGCAGCAGCAGTAATAGATACCCTCTCGGCCTATTATTGCTGTCTCTCAAGGCAGATACCTCTTGCAAAAGAGCCTGCAAAGACTTTTTTGTAAGATTGGCCCTCTTTAATGAGGATACCCAATCAAGCAAAGATGGGTGTTTCTAGTTTATTGACATTGAGTTAAGGAGGGCAAAAATGGCTGACACTAATAATGTTATTTATGCACAGCAATATTCTGAGAACATTATGCAGTTGGCACAGCAGAAGATGTCTAAGCTGTTCTCGACTGTATATCTCAAGGATAATGTAAGGGGCAAGACTTTTTTCCAGGATCAGATCGGGGAATGGAGTATGTCTGCTAAGGCAGGACGTAACCAGACAACCCCCCAGAGTGACCCTAACCTCGCTCGGCGTATGGGTACGATGCTTGACTACAACGATGCAGTTCAGCTTGATCGTGCAGACGAGTTAAAGGTTATCTCGGATCCTCGTAGTGCTTACACCATTGCAGCCGGTAAAGCAATCGGACGCCAGTATGATGATGTAGTTATCGCAGCTTTAGGTGGAACTGCAAAAAGTGGCGAAACCGGTTCAACTTCAGTGACGCTTCCTTCCTCACAGATTATCGTTAATGCTTCAGCAGGGCTTACTTTTAACAAAGTTAAGCAAACATCCCGGATTCTCAATGATGCTGATGTAGAATTGGAAGATCGAGTGTTCGTGACCTCACCTCAAGGTATTGAGGATCTGCTCGGAGTGTCCCAGGCAACTTCAAGTGATTATGCAACTCTGCGTGCGATTATGGATGGTTCATTCGCAGGTAAAACATGGATGGGCTTCCAGTGGATTATGTCTACTCGCCTTGATGTGACTGCGAATGTTCGCCAGTGTTTCGCTTTCCAGAAGCACGGTCTTTGCCTCGGTATTGCCGAGAAAGTCTATGTCCGTACCGATGAGAGAGCTGACCTTTCCTATTCTTGGCAGATTTATTATGAGATTTCTTGCGGTGCTGTCAGATTAGAAGAGGATCGAGTAGTGAGAGTTGACATTCTCGAATCGTAAGAAATTAACCAAGAAGGAGGTTAAATCATGGCAGCAGTAAAAGGTGCAAATGTTACGAAGTATGATGCAGGCCCGAGTGGTGACAATGCCATTAGCCAGGGCTTCTGGAAGGCAAATGAACAGATTATCGCTGATTCGTATGAGGCCGCAGCTCTCGCAGCAGACTCTACGATTGATATTGCTGTTCTCCCTTCCAACGCAAAAGTTACGGGAGTTCACATTGCTTTTGATGCTCTAGGATCAGGAGTAACTTTAGCAGTCGGAGATGCCGGGGATGCCGATAGGTATATCTTGGCTACGTCTGCTTCAAGTGCCGGTGAAACTGACGCTATCCGGGTGGACGGGCTTCAGTATGTGATCGGTACTGACACTACCAATGATGACACTCGAATTCAGATTACTACAGCAGGAGGAGCTGCTACTGGGACAATTAAGAGTATTGTTCGTTGGACAAAATGAGTGAATTGGATAGGGAGGGGCTCATGCTCCTCCCGAGTCCTTGAGGGATGATAATGCCTTGGAAATATCGAGAGATATCAGGCTATGGAGAAAAACCGAGGATAGTAGGTGCGTATGAAGAAGTCTACCCTGGCGGTTTACTGATCCTCGGTGGAGGCCGTACAGTATGGGAAGATTACAGGAAAGCTAAGTCTTTATTTAATACTGAGCGTGAGTATGAAATTATGTGTATTAACGATATCGCCGGTCAATTCAAGGCAGAGACAATCCAGCACATTGTAAGTTGCCACCAAAGACTCCCCAAAGCTTTATCCATCATGCGTAAAGAAAAATCAATGCTTGAGGCTTGTTTATTACATTCAAGTAAACCTTCTCCTGGGCTTGATTTTGTATGGGAGAAAGTATCAACCAATGGAGGTTCATCAGCTATGCTCGCAGTGAAAATAGCTATTGCGATAGGCTATAATAAGATAATCTTATGTGGCGTGCCGCTTGATACATCAGGGCATTACTTTGACCCCCCTGTCCATAAAGATAATAGTTCAAGCTGGTTTGATGGGGCAACGAGAAATGTATGGAAAGAATTTTATCGGGACAATGCTTTCGCACGGGACAATGTAATGTTTATGTCAGGTACAATGCAGGAAATCTATCATGGCGAACCGACAAGAGAATGGGTCTATGCAAAACATTCTTGTTGCGTCTCATCCTAGAAGTGGGACGAACTTGACTATCAATCTGATCTACTTGAACTTTTTCAAGCCGGATCATGGTGGAGGATGTGTGCCCTATCTTAATCTTAACGAGAAAGAGCCGCCCATCACAATAGGTGAGGCAAGGATGGAAGGCCGCATCTACAAAACCCACCATCTTTGGAGTACCCTCGCACAACTCAAGAATCATCTTCAGTTAGATTGGAAGATTATATATGTCGAAAGATGCCTCTATGATACTCTCGTAAGTGGATATCATTACTTTCGGCAGTGTGCTAATTATTTGCCCTTAAACAGCAGTTTCTCAGATTATCTAAGGTTTGACCCTAATGATGACCCTTTCTTGCGAAAATGGCGTGTTTATGACGCAAAGAACATGGTTGAAATGGTGCTTCTGCACCGAAAAGACTGGTTTGGGTGCGATTCTACCTTCCGTATCACTTATGAGGAGATTATAGGGTCGACAGAGAACTCAATTGATAGATTGTCTTATTTCTTAAATCATAAGCCTTTAGGATATCAATTGCCAAGTATTAAAAAACATCGCTCAATTATGCCGAGGAAAGGCATTGTTGGAGATCATAAGAATATATTCAAACCCGAAGATTATGAATTTGTAAATAGCGTCAAGGAGGGATTGCAATGGCCACAAAAGTCGAAATTATCAATAGAGCACTAACCAAACTTGGGGCACGTCCAATTACCTCTACGGATGACTCAAGCGAAGAGGCTAGGATAGCGAATAGAGTTTATACCATTTCACTTGAGAGTATCCTCAGTGAATGTCTTTGGACGTTTGCTACTAAGAGGGTAAATCTAGCTCAAGTATCAGATGAGATAGCATGGAGTCCGCCAGGAACAACCCTTTCATACGCCTATCAAGTACCTAACGATACAATAAGGATATTTGGTGTCTCTGATGATGGAGCTACTTGGTATCGGGAAGGTGATATAATTTTCTCTGATACAGCAAGTCTTGGAATTATCTATGTCTGGAAAAATGAGAGTCCTGGTACATATATTCCTAAGTTTTCAGAAGCTTTTTCTGATAAACTCGCACATGAAATGAGTTTCTCCATTCTCAACTCAGGGCCTAAATCACAAGCACTGCTTGAATATTATGAATCAGTGTCTTTGCCGAAAGCGAAATCAGAGAACTCACAAACTGGTACGCCCCCGGAGATGAATGATGAATATTGGGTCAATAGTAAGTGGGGTGGCCCGCAGATGAAGGAGTTTCAATAGAATGTATTTCATAATCGCATGGATAATTCATTTTTTTGGTGCTTGTACAAAAGCACCTTATGGGGATAGCAAAGAATGTATTATCTGTGGGAAAGAGGTTAAAGAATAATAATGCCTAAAGTTTCACCTATCTATACAAGTTGGGCTTCTGGCGAGTTGAGTCCTCTCCTTAAAGGAAGAAGTGACGTACAGCAATATAGTCAAGGTGCTAATGATCTCTATAATTGCCTCTCTCTTCCTTATGGCCCATATATGAACAGGCCAGGGAGTTTTTATTCTGCTGAGGTTAAAGATTCATCAAAAGAAACTCGCCTTCTTGAATTTGTATTCTCAACTACTGATTCAGCAATAATTGAATTTGGTGAGGATTATTTTCGTTTCTTTACTAATTCAGGGCAAGTCTTTGATGGCACAGTTCCTTATGAGGTAGCTCATACATATACCGAGGATGAGCTTTTCGATGTGCATATTGCACAAAGCAAAGATGTGATTTATATAGCTCATGGTTCTCATCCGCCGGCTAAACTACAGAGATTTGGTGCAACGAATTGGGTACTCTCAGATATCGATTTTATTGGAGGCCCATTGATCGATACCAATATCACCGCAACCACTATTACCCCCTCAGCTGATACCGGATCAGGGATTACACTTACAGCATCAACCGCCATATTCACTGCTGACCATGTAGGGAGCGTATGGAGAGTCAAGGACGGTACAGTTAAGATCACAGCCTTTACCGACACAACCCATGTAGACGGAGATGTCCAGGCCCTCTCAGATGGTACAGCTGGTGATCTTGGCACTGGCCCGGCAGCGACAGATGATTGGGCTGAGGGTGCATGGAGTGATGAACGAGGATGGCCGGCCCGGGTAACTTTTCACGAACAGAGATTATTTTGGGCAAGGACAGATTATCAACCACAGAATCTATGGGGATCAAAGCCATTTATCTATGAAGATTATACTCCAGGCGAAGCTGATGGCGATGGTATTGCTGCTACTTTAGCGACTGAGCAAAGCAATGATATTAAATGGCTTACTTCAGGACAGGGACTTGCTGCGGGTACATTTGGTGGTGAATTTATTATCTCAGCCGGCGTCAGTGGTGAGAGTCTTACCCCTGCTAATCTTAACACAGCTCGTCAGACAGGATGGGGATCAGAATCTATTCAGCCTCGCAAAATAGGTAATTACGTCTACTATGTCCAAAGGCCTGGCAGGAAAGTCAGAGAACTCTATTATTATTGGGATCTCGATAGCTATAAATCGGTAGATGTAACAGTCTTATCAGAACATATCACCGAGTCGGGGATTAAGCAAATGACCTTTCAGCAGAATCCCTATAATATCCTATATGCTGTATTGAACAATGGGAAGATAGCCTGTATGACTCGGGAAATAGATCAGCAAGTCTTAGCATGGACACCTCAAGAAACACCTGGAGCGGACGGCCTCTATGAGTCAGTAGCATCCATACCTCAAGCAGATGATGTTTACGATCAAGTGTGGTATGTAGCCAACAGGACTATTGATGGATCTACGGTAAGGTATATCGAGTATTTTGATTCTCCTATCATCGGAGATAGACAAGATTTATATAACTATCTTGATTCGGCTTTACGATATAACGCATTCACGGAGACAGAGGACGCTTCAGTGACTCTTTCGTTGGACGCACAAACAGGATCGATAACGGCTACAGCTTCGGGAAGTTATTTTACTTCTGGGGACGTGGGGCAAAGGATCAGAGCAATCGATACAGACGGTAATAGAGTTGGTGAGCTTGAGATTACTGGCTATACGTCCCCAACTGTAGTCACTGGAACGAGCAAAGCTGACTTTGATGCTACTTCATATGCTGCCGGATCATGGGGGGTAAGTGTAAATGATATAAGTGGACTCGACCATTTAGAAGGAGAAACTGTACAGGTCTATGTTGACGGAGCAACTGATGAAGAAGAGACAGTTTCGACTGGAGCAATATCTATTGAGACTGATGGTTTTGTGATTTTAGTAGGCCTTCAATATACTGCTTATTGGCGTCCTATGCCGCCTGAAGCGGGGTCAGCAACAGGAACAGCCCAGGGTAAGAAAAAAAGAGTCTATCAATTAGGACTTAAAGTCTATAAGACATTGGGCATAAAAATAGGTGGTGATCTCACTCATCTTGATCTTGTCTATTTTAGAGATCCGCAAACATTACTCGGAGATCCTGAGCCAGTGTTTACTGGATCAACAAATGCGAGATTGCCGAACACAACAGCAGATTTTGAAGGACAATTCTATGTGTATCAAGATAACCCATATCCAATGTGCATACTATCAGCAATGCCATTGATGGATACATGGGATAGGTAAGGGAGGATATATGGCAGTAGCAACTTCAACATTAGCGATGATTGGGGCAACAATGGCCGTTGCTGGAGTGGGGATGCAGATTGCAGGCCAATATCAAGCTTCTCAGGCTGAAATAGAAGCCGAGAAATATAACCGAGCTGTATATGAACAGCAGGCTCGGCAAATTGATGAAGCTAAAAGATTAGCCACAGAGCGAGGAGAGCGTCAGAAGAGGCTACTGGCCGGTAAATATGCTGCCACAACTGCTGCCCAGGGGCGTTTGTTAGGTGGGAGTGCTTTGTATTCAATGATTGGTGGAATGACTGCATTGCAACTCGATCAGGATATTGAACAGTATAATCTCAGCCTAGAGAAATCTCAGGCCTTGAGTGCTGTCACAATGGGGAATATGAGAATAGGGGCAATTCGTAGAAGTAGGAATATTGGGATTGCCACTTCTCTCTTGAGCGATACAAGCAAAATCTTCTTTAATTTTGCAGGAGCCACTGGTGGATCTACTAATGTAAAAGGTGGTACAGGAACAGTATCGGCATCAGAAAGATCATGGATACTATCGTAAGAAAATAATTAGTTATGGAGGTATCAAGTGCCTAAATTACCGCATTACGAAAGCAGACGAGAAATATCACGGCAACCTGCATCAGTGTTGATGAGCCCTAAAGCTGCCCGGCGTGAAGGAGAAGCTCTTATCCAGGCCGGCAGTGTTATGAGTCAAATGGCTGGTAGAATTAGTCAAGCCGTTGATACGATTCAATATAACGACGCTAAGACTTCTTTAAGCCAAAAGACATCCAATATTCTTAATGGGTACAAAACTAATGGCACAATTCATGATTGGGAAACCTACAAAGGAAAAATCGACGAACTCAAAGCCGAAGAATATCCATTCAAGAATCTTATTCTCAAGAAACAATGGGAAGCAGAAAAGAGCCACTCGATAAATCAAGCCGAAATTAAATTAACCGGTCTTGTTAATGCCAAATTCATTGATTGGGGCCAAGCACGCAGGCTCGAAAGTCAAATTGTCAATAAGAATACTTTCGTAGATACTGGAGATCCACAGGCAATATTGGATGAACTAGGGGAGATACAAAGAAGCGTAAATAGTTTAATCATTGATGAAAAAACTGGCGTGAAACAAACACAAACAATTAGGGATTGGGGTAAAAGCCGTATTATTAAAATATTGAATGATAATCCTGATCTAGGAACAGAAGGAGTTAGAATACAGATTGATGAGATAAATAAACAATTTAAAGAATCAGCAAAAATGATCAGAGAATCAGAAGCATATAAAAGAGGTGATATAACTCCGAATGAAGTGAAGATTCTCGAAAGTATGGAAATTTCTCCGGAAGATTATAAGACCTTAATTTCTACAGCAGGAACCCTCGCAAAATCAGAAGAACACAAAGTAAAGAAAGAAAGAGAAATTGCTTCCAAGAATACGGAGACAAAATTATGGCTTCAAGCTATGCGAGGAACGCTAAATCCTAATGAATTGTATATAAATACAGGATCAGAGATTGGACAAATTTCTGGACAAAAAGCAAAAGAAATATTCAATTTTGCCTTTAAGGAAGGAGCTAAAGAAACTGACAATCTTGAATTCATAAAACTATACCATATGGTTCTTGATCCCGAGATAGAACTTGATAAAAAATTTGAAGAAATCGGGAAATCTTTCCAGGCAGGAAAGATAACAAAAGCTGAGGCTAATAAGCTAATGACCCAAAAACTCACGGGGGCCGATCAAAGTATGATTGAAGCAAACCTCTTAGAGGGAAAAGGATTTTGGGAAGGGCTCAAAAGAGGCATTGCTGGACTTTGGCGGAGGAACCAAGTCGAAGATGGTGTTGTTACTAAAATGGAAGATTGGGTTAATGCCTATGGATCTGGAGATCCAGCAGAGACAAAAGAACTACTCAATCAATTGCTTGAAATTCCATCTAATGTTTCACCAGAAGAATTTGAAAAACAATCTGATGATATATTGAAAGCCCATGTGCAAAAAGAAAATCCTTTATGGATAGGCAAGAAAGTTGGCGATTGGATAAATGTTCCAGGAGGAGCAGTCCAGATTAAAGGCTTTGACGAAGATGGTGAACCATTGATCGAGCCGGCGAGTTTTAAACCAGAATGATATGCCACAAAGATTAGATCAATATTTAGCTGCGAACGCCGAAAAGACGACAAGCACACAGGTGATGCGTCTTGGCGATTTCTTGAGTATGGGGCGGGAGGATATTCCACCCACGGCCGCCCCAGAACTATTCTTTAAGTATTCGCCGGAAGAAGAACGAAAGATAAAGGAGAAAGGCAGAATAGGATATTTTGAGCAGGCCGTTCGGCAAGACATAACAGAAATGATACCTTTCAATCCAGAAGGAGCGATTAAGGCAATCGACCTTCTCGATGCGGTTAATCGTTTAAAGACGGATGATTATAAAACAGAGAGTAGACTAGAAATGTTCACGCGAGGGGCTAGAGGCTTAGCGGGGCATCCTATTGGTGGTGTCATAGCCGCGGTGAAGAAGCCACGAAACGCAGAAGAACGGAAGCAGGACGACATCGATCTCGTCAATGCTTTTCTCATGAAAGCAGAAGAAGAAAGAATCAGAGGATATACAATTGGAGGAAGAATTACTCAAGGTGTGGCTGGGCTCCCTGGATATATGATCGAGTTCTTGGTGACGGGTGGCCTAGCTACTATCGGCAAGAAAGGGGTTAAGAAAGCAGTTGAGAAGTCCATACGGACTATTGCGAAAAGTAAAGCAAAGACATTCGCCACAAGGCTTGCTGGCGGTACAGCGGCCGCAGTTATGAGAACTGCTGGGATGCCTCATCGTGTCGTGGAGAATTACGCTGAAAGGCAAGTCAATTCCAATCTAGTGCTTACGGCAGAAGGGTACAATATCATAGATCAAGGGCAAGAGAGTCCGTTGACATCATTATTCAAATCTTTCGGCACAGTCACGATCGAGAACTTCTCTGAGCAGGCAGGCCTCTATTTTAATAAGTATATACAGAGGTTCATGCCAAAGGGGATAGTTAGCGGTTTCAGAAAGATGTGGGAAAGGTTGCGGCCCAATGAGGCAGTTGAGAAGCTATTTACTAAGGCCGGGTGGAATGGACTTATTACCGAGATAGGAGAAGAACGCTTAGGCGATTTCTTAAGGGCATTATTCGGGGTTGAGACTTTTGGGGCCGAGAATCCCGAGAGCGTGATGGATAGGGTTGTCTCTGGTATCCCGAACATGGAAGAGATGCTTGTTGAGATAGGAGTATTAGCGTTTCCGGGAGCCGCAAAGCCAATGGCTCAGCTATTAATTAGAGAGAACAAAAAGCTCGATCCAGCTAAGGAACGAGTGGATGCTGTGAAGATGGAGAGAGAGCTTACCGATGAACAGATTGATAAGATCCTGACAGAAAAGAAAACAGAGCCAGCGAAAGAAGTAGTGACGCCTCCGACCGTCAAGGAAACCCTTGCTCAAACCGCTAAGAGAAAGATCGAGACATACGAAGCAAGACTAGAAAGAGAACTTGGGGAGATCACCGAGAGAAAAGAGCAAAGGAAATTTCTCAAAGAAGAGCTTGGCGACAGGAAAGAAGAGCGTCAGAAGTATTTGCATAAAGTCGCACCATATAAGGGAGATTTCTTGGCTGAGGAGCTTGCCGCGTTGCCAGCTCATTATAAGAGCAAAGACGGTTTGCCTCTCGATGTTCTTGCTGCCGAGGCTGGATTTGAAAGCGATATGGATTTCCGGGATTATTTAATTAACCTCGACAATGCGGTTAAGAATCTTGAAGGCGAAGTCGCAGCTATCCAAAAGGAAGAGGTCACCGTTTCTAAAGAGAAATATATCAAAACACAACTCACGAATATCGAGCGTGGAATGAAGAAAGGCAAAAGAATAGCCGTCAAAGAAGCTCGCGGGGTGGCAAAACAACTATCTGAGCTTATCCGAACCGCTCCTCTCGCTAAGGCGAGCAAGGCGAAGTTCATGACATACTTTACCAAGATACAGACAGAAAAACAGCTTGAGAAGAAGATGTCCGAGGTCATACAGAAGATGGCTGATGCGTATAACGCTTATGACCAAGCGGTAAAAACAAAGAGATACGTCCGTGATATTGGGAAACTACCTACGAAGAACTTGCCCCTTGAGTATAAAGATATTCTTGAAGAACTTAAGAAAGGGTATGACCTTAAGAAAAGAACGAAGAAAACGCTTCTGCGAAGGGGAAAAGCTAAAGAGTTCTTTGCTCGGGCGATCGAGGATGGGGTTGATCTCAGTGACCGTCAAAAAGAAATTCTCGAAGAGGCAGAGAAAGTTTCTCTCGGGGAGATGTCGTTTGAAGAACTAGAAGAGTTGCATGATACGATGATGAAGATTTATGCTCAGGGCAGGCTCAAAGGAAAACTGCTCAAGGTGCAGGAGAAGAGAGATCTCGACAGATATATCGAGCGGGTTACTTCATTTCTAGGTTTTGAGGGAGCCATGCAAGATGAAGCGATAAGAGTGCTCCAAGATGCTAATGCGAGCTTGATCGGAAAATCCAAAGAAGCTGTCAATCGGTACATCTCCGAACACTTACGGCCAGAGCTCATGTATGAGTTGGCCGGCATGGAGGATCTTTTCACGGCATTGGCCACAGCCCAAAATACCCGTCAATCGAATATCAACCGGGAGATCGATCGATTCAAGGAGATGCACGATAAAATCAATATTGGGAAAGCCCTGCACAAGAGATACAATCTTGGAAGGTATAAAGGGTTCACCCTCGATTATGCTATGTTTGTATATGCCAATTCTCAGAATGTGAACAACAGGGAACACTTAATTGGTAGCGGCATGACTGACGCCGATATTGATATGTTCGAGGCATGGATCTCGAAAGAACATCCCGAAGCCAAGAAGGCAGTCGATAAGATGCTAACCTATTACGACACCACTCAGTACGGGGCATTAGACAAAGTTTTCTCATTGCTTGAAGGTACACACCTCAAGAAAGAAGATAACTATTTCCCCATACAGAGATTATCTAATTATCGAAGCAAAAAAGAAGAGATAGAAAAAGGAATCCTTGAGCGAGCTTATACCAGAAAAGCTGCCCCCAAGAAGTCTTTTACGAAACACCGCGTCAATTCAAGTGCGGCCTTTAGGGAAATGAGTTACTTTGGCAATGTATATCGGAACATGGCCGACGTTCAGCATTATATCGCATTTGCCGAAGTCATTAGGGATGTCCGGCGGGTGATACAATCAGAGAATATTCAGCAAGCCGTTCGAGAAAGGTTTGGGGATGCTTGGGTGCAAGGATTCGAGAAACACCTGAAAGATGTTGCCTACGGCGGAGAGATGATCGAAAGGGATATGATTAACCGGCTCGCAGGAAAGATTCGCACGAATTATGTTCTCGCGGTATTGGGATTTAACCTTAACACCGTCATTAAGCAACCGGTATCATTTCTGCAAGGAGCCCAATACATGGGTAAGCGGTGGGCTGTGAGAGGGGCAGCTGAATTTGTTGTCAAAGGGAAAAAGCTAATGAGCTGGGTGGATAGCAAGTCAGAGTTGATGAAAAATCGGATGTTCAACCAGGAGCGAGAATTTAAGCTATTGATTAAGAACCAAAGTATTGCTGCGAAATTCGGGCAAGCAAAAATATCCGACAATGCCCGTCGGTGGGCGATGATGATGATTCAAACTGCTGACAAGATCACAACCACGATGGTATGGACGGGAGCATACAGGAAAGCGATAAAGAGCAATCTGTCCGAGAAAGAAGCAGTTGACTACGCCGACAAAGTCATTCGCCGGACGCAGCCAATGGGCGGAACGTTATACCTGCCGACTATTTTCCGGGGGTCTGAGATACAGAAGCTTTATACGATGTTCAAGAATCAGACCAACCAGAACTTTAATCTTATTCTTGAGAGTGGGTATAAACTTAAAAAGGGTCAGAGTAAATTCTCGAAATTCGCGATGGAACAATTTATGTATGCCGTTCTTCCCGGCTTGGTTATAGGATTGATGACGAGAAAAGGGTTGCCGGAGGATGAAGAGGATCTCTTTTGGGACATTGCCAATGGATACTTAGGGTCAATGTTCATTTTAGGGAATATCATAAATTCTTCGTCAAGCGGATACTGGGGGGGCATAACCCCCATACAGAGTGCCATGCAAGAATTACAATGGATGATGACTGGGAAAAAGTTGAGCACAAAGATGAGACATGGATTGACCTTATTGGGGATGATCTCGGGAGTCCCCTATAAAGGAATCGAGAGAATACTAACGGGACGGCCTTTCGGCGGCAGGCAAAAGGAAGCAACACGGCTTGGCCCATAACAGGAGGATACCATGACAGTAGAAACCACTCTAAACAAAAAGATTTATGTAGGCGATGGGTCGACAGTAGCGTTTGACTTTCCTTACCCATTTTATGACAATACTGATCTTATTGTTCAGACTTATCTAACCGCTACACCAGATGACAAAACAACTCTTACTTTAGGAGTGGATTATACTGTCTCCGGTGGCTCAGGCGAAGATGGAACTGTTACCCTAACTGTCGCTCTCGCAAGTGGTTCCAGCATGATTGTATATCGTGAATTGCCTCTTACGCAGGAATCAGATTATACAGACTATAATCGTTTCCCTGCTCAGACTGTTGAAGATAATCTCGATAGACTCACCATGTTGGTGCAACAATTGAATGAACAAGTTGCCCGAGCTACACTCGCAGATGTTACGGAAGATACCGGCTACTCATGGCCTACACCTGAATCTAACCAATATATTAGTTGGAATGCCGCAGCGGATGCCCTTGTGAATAGAGCTGGCACAGGTGGGGGAACATGGGGAAATATAACAGGCACATTATCTGACCAGTTAGATTTACAAGCAGCTTTAGATGCGAAATTAGCTTCTACTGATATAAACACTTTCGCTAAATTAGATGCTATTGTTGCTGATAAATCATTAGTGAACTTAGAAGATGGAGGTACATTCACAAGTGATATCAGCGTACCTGATGAGGCTTATGGGGCAGGATGGAATGGTAGTGTAGAAGTACCCACCAAGAACGCTATCTATGATAAAATCGAGACAATTACCGGAGGAGAAATACTTGGGGATGGAACAGCAGGAAGAGTGCTCCGAGCTGTTACTCTTACCATAGCAGATGGCACAAATCCAACTACCGTGAAACCTTCTACGGCGAATCACTGGAATGGAGATGTTATCTCTGCTGAAGATAATCTCAGCAAAGGTGGCTCTACTACAAGTTTTTCATTGAGTGCTAATGGAGGAGTTCTTACAATATTAAATGCAGCTATATCTGGTACTGCAATTGCTGTTTTGTCTGCGGATATTGGGAGAAATCAATCTGGTACGGCTGCATCCATAGTGCGTAGTCCAAGCGGAGGGGTAGAATTGACATTCTATAATGCTTCATCGGGAGCCCTGATTGATCTAACAACTGCGGTTGATTCGGGGACGATAACAGTAAATGTTACCTATTTAACGAGTGCATAATAAAAGGAGGTACTAGGTGGGAGAATGGACTTATATCATAACAGCACCAATAGCCGCAGCTATGTTTGCGATAGGTGGCACAGGGTTTAAATGGATACGAAGATTCGTACTCCCAGGATTCTTATTAATTATGGCAATCATCTCAGGTATTCTTGCTTCTCAATATTCGATCCTGTGGAAGGCAGCGATCACTTGCTCTATCCTTGTGGGTATGTTTTGTATAGGATACGGGGACGGATTGCCTAAGAATCCTATTCTAAGATGGCTGATCCGGGCTGCAATCCTGGCTTTCTATTTTGTGCCAATGCTTATTATGGGCTTTACTTGGTGGATAGTAATATGCCCCATTGTTTTATGGGTATATTTCTTTCTTTCCAATCTAAAAGGGACAGCACAAACCTTTATATGGAAGGGATGGGAACTTTTGGCCGGAGGAGCAGTCGGGTTCACATTCGCCGATATCATAGCAAGATTATAGGAGGTCAATATGCCAGTTAAAAAAGCGAGTAGTGGAAAATATCGCATAGGGAGTGGCAAAGCAATGTATAAAAGTAAAGCGTCTGCCACAAAAGCATACAAAGCTTACAGAGCAAAGAAAGGAGCATCGAAATGAATATTGAGAGAAATGACGCATCAATTTCACCAGCATCTTTTGCGAAGAGCATTACAGTTAATACGGCGACAGGACGGCCTTGTAGGGGGATTTATATCGGCGTAGCAGGGGATTATGATTTCGCTGTTAATGCTACTACTTGGGTTGCTTTTAAAGGGTGTGTCGCCGGGTCGGTTATCCCTGTGCAAGCGGTAGGAGCGAGAGACAACTCAGATGAATCTGCACCTGCGGCTGGCGAGATTGTCTTTCTTTATTAAATAGAGGGGGGAAAGATGCTTTATGTAGGAATAGGCATACCTATTTATAGGAATATTATCGTAGGTGTTATAAGTAGTGATTTCAATATATTAACAGAAGCGAGTGATAACTTGCTAACAGAAGCAGGTGATAATTTAGTGCAAGAGGCAGCATAGGAGGTGTATTATGGCAGACAAAAAGATTAGTGAATTGACGGCAGCAGCAGCCGCCGCCGGAGCGAATGAGATAGCCATTAATGAAGCTGGTACGTCTAAGAAATTAACGGTTACACAAATACAAGCATTTCTACAAAGTAATCTGTCGTTTTTACAGAATATCGTTGAGGATACCACGCCACAGTTGGGAGGAAATCTTGACGCCCAAACATTTAATATCACCAGTTTAGGCACAGTCAATACTCACACAATCCCAGGTGGTACTGGTACGTTTGCTCTTACTAGCGATTTGGCTGGTTATCTGCAAAATGTAGTTGAAGATACTACTCCACAATTAGGTGGTAATCTCGATATGAACGGAAACAACATCGGAGGGGTTACGCCCACCGAGATGGGATATGTTAGCGGAGTGACTTCTGGTATCCAGGCACAACTAAACGCCAAAGTCCCCGGTGGTGTAGATGGAGATTTACAGATTAACAACGCTGGTGCTTTTGGCACTATCGATGGAATGACTTTGAATAAGACTGGTAACGCAAGGGGTTCAAACGCTCTTGACATTCAATCTTGTAGATCATTAGCAACGCAAGTTGCATCTGGGGCTGAAACAACAGCATTGGGGAATTGTAATACTGCAAGTGGGACACAAGCTACGGCAGTAGGGCATGGCAATACTGCGTCTGGTGGTTGTTCTACATCAATTGGCTTTCTCAATCAAGCGACACAGGATTACAACACCGCAGCAGGTATGCAAAATTGTGCAACTTGTACATACAGTTCAGCGTTTGGGTATGCCAATGTTGCTTCTCATGTGGCCACTCTTGCGATTGGATATATGTCTCAAGCATCGCAATGTTACGCCTCGGCTCATGGTGTTTGTACGACAGCGGCAGGGTATAGGGCAACAGCGATTGGGTATCGAGCAAATGCTTCAAATCATGATTCGATAGCTGGTGGTTCTCGGGCAATAGCTCCAGGATGTTGTTCTGCGGCATATGGGCCTAATGCGAGGGCTTGTGGTAATTACAGCACAGCTATTGGCGTAGATGCAATCGTAGCATCTGGTGGCGATCAAGCATTGGCAGTAGGATTACAAGCTTGTGCCAATAATAACTGTGCAACGGCGGTAGGGAATGTAGCGAAAGCACTTGATATTACCGCAACGGCTGTAGGAGGCGGTGCTCAAGCGTGTGGCTCTGATTCTGTCGCTGTTGGCAAAGGTGCATTAGCACAAAACCCTTCAAGTGTTGCGGTAGGGGATGCAACAAATGCAACGGGTAATTGTTCTTCAGTAGTTGGTGCATTTGCCTCGGCTAGTGATTCAAGTGCGACAGCAGTAGGGTATTGTTCTAATGCGAGTTCGGAAAACGCTACGGCAGTAGGATACATAAGTCAAGGTTGGGGGTGTTGTAGCTCAGCGATAGGTGGTGCTAACACCGCTTTGTGTAAAAACTCATCTGCGATTGGATTTCTTAACCAAGCGTGTCAATGTGACGCTAACGCAATCGGTAATACAAATACCGCATGTGGGATGTTCGGATCTGCGTTCGGATCCTTCAATACCACACAGGCAGATTATGCGGCTGCATTTGGATCATGCCTTTCTAATCCGTCAGCCTGTAGCACCATAGTCGGCTATCAGAATTCTTGGCTTCATGTCCTTAGTGGTTGTTATTACTACTTTAACGGACGAGGTACAAACAACGCCTGTTTTTCAAGTGGCTGCCTAGTAGATGATGTGTCTGATGAGAGACTCAAGAATGTCTCAGGTGACTACTGTGGGGGAGGTTGTGCGATTAAAGAAATTAAACCTATTCGCTTTAACTGGAAGAACGGGAAAGATCAAGGCAATAAGGTTGGTTTCTCAGCACAGAACGTACAGAAGTTTATTCCTGAAGCAGTAGGAGTTACGACAAGCGGTTACTTATCGCTCAATAATAGACCTATTATAGCATCTTTGGTTAATGCGACAAAAGATTTACAGAAGAGAGTAAAAGCAATAGAAACAAAAATGCAATAATGCAGAAAGCATATCTTCCTGTTTATGGCGGTATGGTTGGGCCTGTTGTGAAACAGACTATTGCCAATTCATTTCCTGGGGTTAGTGTCATAGAGTCTAACTTCTGGCGGCCGTTGCTCGTTGATGATGAGCATAAATTTGTGTATGTGCCGATCTCCAAAAACGCTTGTACTAGCATTAAAAACTGGTATGCAAAGCTAAAAGGAGATGAAGAGTACACACACGAAAAGAGTGCTGATTTTCACAATGGGCAAGGGGCTAAGTACAACAAGCTTTTCTTTGATGACTATTTTGTTTTTGCAGTAGTTAGGAATCCGATAGAAAGATTACTCTCAGCTTACGTTTGGAAGTTCTTGACTAAGAAAGATCCACCCGTACCGCAGATTAACCGGCACATTAACGGATCAGAGAACGACACGATCTCCTTCGGGCAGTTTGTTAGATTCGTGGCTAATTCGCCAGATCAATACTGCGATGTACACTGGCGACCACAGCATACGTTTCTTGAGGGCATAAAGATAGATTATCTGGCCCGGATGGAAACATTGACAGATGATCTTAAAAATATCTCCAAAGAAATTGGGATTAAAATTGAATTAGACAGACTTAATAAGTCAAAAAAGTATGATTTGAATGGATACTACACTCCCATGTTAAGACAAATGGCAGAGAAACGATACGCAAAGGATGGGAAAGAGTTTGGTTATGAATAAACCATTTCTAGTTTTTTCGATAGCTGGTGGAATAGGTAAAAACATTGTTGCAACAGCAGTTATCTCATCACTAAAGAAAAAATATCCAGAGCATCGTATAGTTGTTCTGACTGCTTACATGGATATATTTGTAAATAATCCCAACGTTTATAGGGTATACCCGATCGATAATCCTTTATATTTCAGAGAGGATTATATCCATAATGATACTATTATTTTTAACCAGGAACCATATAAAGAAGGAACATTCATTAAAAAAGAACAACACCTAAGAACTACTTGGTGCGATCTTTGCGGTGTAGATGATGTAGTAATAAACCCACAGATTTATCTTACCCAAGCTGAGATTGAATTTGCCAAAGCTAAATTCTCAAGAGGAAAACCCATTTTGGTATTGCAAGCAAACGGCGGTATAGGGGATATGTATACCTGGTCAAGAGACTTGCCCCATAACCAAGCACAAGCGTTGGTTAGTATCTTACAGCAGAAATATCATATTCTGCATATTAGGAAACAAAACCAACCTGGATTACAGGGCGTTGAAACAGTAACCGGAAATATCCGTGATCTAATGGCGGTGATTAAAATAAGCGATAAAAGGTTGCTTATTGATAGCTTTGCTCAGCATTGTGCAGCCGCTTTCGATTTGCCAAGCGTTGTTTGTTGGGTTGGAACAAAACCAGGAATATATGGCTACGAATGCCACAGGGATATATTCCGTTGCCAAGATAAGAAGTTTACGCATGGGATTACAAAGAGTTTTGCTGAAGTAGATTGGACGGGGAAAAAGCTGTATGAGTGTCCGTACGATATTACGGACTTATTCAGCATCCCGGATATAGTAGAAGCTATTGGGTAATAATTTAAAAGGAGGTAAAGTATGGGGTACGAAATCAGAACTATTGATGGTGTAAAGAAAGTAGTTAACGTACAGCCGGAGAAGGTGACTGCGATAGCTAGGGATGCCAAAATGGTAGATAAGAAAATCGCCGTATTGCAAGGACGCCACACAAGAGTTCAGCAGACCGCAGCAGATCTGAAAGCTAAAATTGATGCTCTCAGAGCCTTGAAAGCACAATTGGTCTAGGTAAAGGTCGAATCTTTCACCATGAAGAAGCACAAAGAAGAGCTAGCTACTGAAAATTTTGGTGGGGGGTATGTTGATAGAAGAAAATTCGATGGAGAACTTAGGGAAAGGCTTACTAAGGTTGAAACGATAATAGAAGAGCATAGTAGGTCAGGTCGAGAGTGGCGTGACAATGTATGCGGTAAGATTGATGAACAGAAGAAGCAGTATGGAGAATTACATTCAGATATACACACCAGGTTTCATGATGTTATCAACGCCATAGCGGTAGTTAATAATCAGTTATTTACAATGAAAGGAGATGTGTCTGCATTAAGTAAAGAAATATCTGATAAGCCTTGCATGGCCCATAAAGAAGTTCATAGGGGGCATGGATTGGCGATTAAGTGGCTATATGGTATTTTAGGTCTTTTTATCGCAAGTATGCTGACAGGATTCATTTATCTACTTAAAAAATGATCATCAAATTTATCGCCACCAAAGACGGGGTAATAATTTATAAAGGCAGAAAGAGAATGTTTCTTGACTATATTTATTCTGCCGAAATCGACCATGCTTTTAAGCACGCAGCAATGTTACATGAAGGATTACTCAAAGGAGGCAAGAGGACTGTCTTTGAATGTGAGGAAGAGAATGGCGTTGATTGATATTGATGTCCATGTCTTATCACAATTGGCAGCTATACGAAGAGAAAAGAAAGATATCAGCAAGAAGGCTAGAGAATTGCTGTTTAGATATAGTGAGTTGGAATCGGAAGAGTGGGCTCTGCTACAACGCCTAGTCAACGAAGTTCGCTTGGTGCGAACTCGGGATAAAAACGAGGCTAGGGTTATAGATAACACAGGAGGGTAATATGGACAAAATTCTTGGGTATATCAAAGAGTATTATGATTTCGCTCTGGCGTTGGTGGGAGCCTTTGCTATCCTCGCTACCATTACAGCGAATAAGACGGATAACAAGATAATCAACTTCCTACTGAAACTGATCAACGCTATTGGCATGAACATTGGTAAAGCGAAGAACGATCCTAACGAGGTATAACCATGCTGTCAACGATCTTAATTGTGCTCAAATTTGCTTACGAGATTTTCCAGTTGTTAAAGGCTAAACATGATAAGAAAACAAAGAAAATTGCGGAGGCAGTTCATGTTGCAGTTGATGAGATTGAGAAAGCAGATAAATCAAAAGCTTCTCGGGCTCGGGTTACTAATGCTCTGCGTACTGTTAAGCGGTTGCGGAAGTAAGCGAGTCTACATTCAGGGATTCCATGAAAGTGAATATATGCAGCTTGATGAAGGAGAAGCTTTCACCGCCCCTCACGATGGATTTTATCTTTCAAAAGAATATCTCAAGGCAATGACCGATTATGATGGGATAGTAGAGAGTAAAATCCTCAAAGAATCAGATAACCCATAATTCTTTCCATCTGCCGCACGATAGCCGGGGAGGTTTATTCCTTTTTTCCCTTCCCGGTCCTCTTTACATTAGATACCTATATTCTTTCCATCCTAAATATTTTCAAAATAATCCTTGACAATCGTCAGACGATAGTTTATAATTGTCTCACAAAGGAGGTGAGACAGTGTATCGTAAAAAATGTCAAGCTTGTAGTAAGGAGTTTATGACGAAAATTTATTGGGCTAGGTTCTGTGGGGATCGATGTCGGAAGAATAGTTGGATACTCCAGCAGGCAGTTAAACTTGCAAAAAAACATAGCAAACAGAGGAGGAAGAAATCATGCAGTTGACAGTCAGGGAATTAATAGATAAGCGTGCCGCAATTGAGAAGTTACTGACAGCAGAGTTGCCATTCAAGCTTGCGTATAGGCTACAACGGCTAACGATGTCTCTTGTTAGTGAATTTAAAATCATTGAAAAAGTCAGAAGGGAAATTGTAGAAAAGTATAGTAAAAAGGAACAGGGAAAACTTATCGTTATTCCTGAGAAAGCAAACGATTTTAGTAAAGAATTTGATGCTTTCATGGAAGAGACTGTGGAAATTGAGATTACAAAAATTCCTCAAGAATGTTTGGCTGAGATTAAATTAAGTGCGATGGATCTTCTCAATTTAAAAGATTTTATCGAAGAACAAAAAAAGGGGAAAGAAAGATGAAAGTATGTCCTAAGTGCGGTAAATATCAAAAACCAGTCGATGATGACGGGGATCGTTATTATTATAATGAATGTCCCTGCGAAAAGGAAGGAAGTGGAAAGATGGAAGACAGAAAAAAGGTTATTGGTGGTTCGGAAATTGCAGCAATCATGGGGCTTTCACGGTGGACTACGCCTTTACGGATATGGGCTGAGAAGATCGGAGAGATTGAACGAAAAGATTTATCCGATAAAGAATATGTTCAACTTGGGAATGAACTAGAGGATTTTGTTGCTAAAAAGTTCGAGAAAGAAACCGGGATGAAAGTGCGTAGAGACACCAGAACTTTCACTCATCCTAAGCATAATTATCTTGTTGCTCACATTGATAGGAGAATCACCGGTTCAGATGCACTTCTTGAGTGTAAGACTTGTTCAGCATGGAAAGCTAAAGAATGGGAAGGCGAAGAAATACCCACAGAGTATATCATGCAAGTGATTTGGTATATGGGCATAACTGGTATGCTAAAATCAGCATATATAGCGGTGCTCATTGGGGGACAAAAGTTTCGCTACAAAGAAATAAAGTTTGATCAAGAACTTTACGACAAGATGATTGACGCTGCTGTTCATTTCATGGAATTTAACATTCTTGAGAATAATCCACCGATAGCTGTTGCCTCTGACAATGAAACCCTCCTTGAGTTACATCCTGACCCGAAGAATGAAAAACTTATTGAGGCAACTGAAGATATAGAGACAGCTCTTGATCTTTTTCAGGAGCTCTCTAAACACATCACAGAAATGAATAAAGAAAAGAAGGAAATAGAAGCGAAGATTAAACAAGTGATCGGTTCAAATGCCGGTCTGAGAACACCGAAATATAAGGTGTTTTGGAGCAAGATTAAGAAAGATGAGTATGTTGTCAAAGCCCAGGAATTCAGGTTATTGCGGATCACCAAGAGAAAAGAAATTGTGATTTTTGGAATGATGAGGTGAGTAATGCAAAAAAGGTTTAAGAGGCATAATGCCCGGACTAACAATGCACTTTTCTTAGCGTTGCTAGAAGCAGAGAAGCACAGAAAGATGGCTAATTGTACTAGATGGTGGCAGATGAGCAGATGGACACACCATATGAGAATCGCTACATTCTATGTCCGGATAGCAGAACGATTACAAAAGGAGGTTATCTAATGGCGAATGAGCTTCAATTGATTATTGAGAAAGCTGGCTTAGAATCCACAAAAGCTCAATATATCTTGGAGAATTTTCAAGATTATTTTAAGATTGCGGCAGAATGGGAGGAGAAAGCGAAAGCAATAATTGTGACTGACGCAGAGCAGAAGGTCGATATGAAAATGGCCCGTACTGGCAGGCTTTTCCTGCGTGAAAAAAGAATTACTATTGAGAAGGCACGTAAACGGCTGAAAGAGCAATCTCTGCGAGAGGGGAAGGCCATTGATGGTATTGCTAATGTACTTAAAGCCTTGATTGTCCCCATAGAGCAACACCTTGAAAAACAGGAAAAGTTCGTTGAGATTAGGGCCGCAGAGAAAGCTGAGGCCGAACGGATCGAACAAGAACGAAAAGCAGAAGAAGAACGCATTGCGAAAGAGAAGGCCGAGGCAGAGGAGAGAGAACGGATTAGGGTTGAGAATGAACGGTTAAAGAGAGAGGCAGAAGAAAGAGAACGGAAAATGGCAGAAGAAAGAGAAAAAGCGAGAAAGGAAAAAGAAAAGGCAGAAGCAGAAAGAAGAGCATTAGAGAAAGAAGCCCACAGAAAACAAGAGGAAGCCAGAAGGCGTGAGAGAGAATTTGAGGAAAAACGTATTGAGAAAGAAAGGGAACTTGAAGAATCAAGAAAGAAAGAAGAAAAAGCGAGACAAGCAAAAAAGAAAGCCGAAGAGGAATTAAAAAGTATGATTAAGTGTCCATTTTGCAAGAAGATGTTTAAAAGGGAGATAAAATCATGACACAAGTGGAGAAAGTCAAGAAGCAAGTAGCAACAACTAAGACAACAGATATTAGAACGATGATCCAGAGATCTGTGACTGAACTCGGGAAGGCTCTCCCCAAACACATGAATGCGGAAAGGCTCGTAAGGATTGCTCTCACAGCACTCAGGACAACACCAAAACTCTATGAATGCAATCCAAGCAGTTTCTTGGGAGCTCTGTTTACTTCAGCACAGCTTGGACTAGAGCCGAATGTTGAGGGGCAAGCATATTTAATACCCTATGGTAAACAATGCCAGTTTCAGATTGGTTACAAAGGATATGTAGAACTCTTCTACCGGCATGGATTAGCAGTCAGCATGGATGCTCAGGCTGTTTACTCTAATGATTCCTTTGATTATGAGTACGGTACAGAAGCATTCTTGAAGCATAAACCAGCCTTGGCAGACAAGGGAGAGGTTATAGCTTATTATGCAATTGCAAGGCTAAAAGGAGGAGCAAGTCTCTTTCATGTGATGAGTGCGAAAGACTGTATGGCTCATGGGAAGAAGTATTCAAAGGCCTTCAGTTCTTCCTTATCACCCTGGCAAACTGATCCTGATGCAATGGGCAAAAAGACTTGCTGTATCCAGCTTGCCAAGATGCTTCCAAAATCTATTGAACTTCAGAAGGCAATTGCTATGGATGGAACTACCAAGAACACTGTCCGGGCCGATATGTTTGAAGTCAAAGACGAAACAGATTGGACACAGGACTCACCGAAACCGATTGACGTTGACCCTTCTCCTGGGAATCCCCCCACAAAAGAGCCAACAGCCGAGGGTCTGGGATTTCCTAGCGGAGAGCCTTCTCCAGACCCCCAGGATGAGCCCACGATGCCCCCAGGAGACACGGAAGCAGCCAACCCTATGTCTGATGCCCAAAACAAGAAAATATGGGCCACAGGCATAGAATTGGCGAAATTGACCAAAGTCTGCCCCGAGGACACTAAATCACTACCAGCAGAGGAGCGGAAACGCTACAGGGAGGAAGTCAAGAAGTTTATTGAAGGCCATTGCAAAATCGCTTGTGGATGTTCAGTGGGGGAACTTGATAAGAAAAAAGCATCCTATTTTATTGAGATTCTTACTCGGGGATACCATGGAATGGTTTGATGGTATCCCCCTGGTAAGGTCAGTACAGCAAAAGGAGGAAAATAATGAAAAAAGGGATGGTGTTAATTCTTTTGGCTCTCTTTATGATAAATGTGTGTGCTTTCGCCACTGAACCTAAATGTAGGCATGAGTATTACCCAACTATGGGGGCAGCTACTTGGTATTCTGAGAAGTCATGTAAAAAAGAAGGAACAAGTGGGATATGGACAGCTTCGGGGGAAAGATTTGATGAGAATGCTATGACTTGTGCTATGAGGCGTAGAGATTTTGGCAAATATTATAAGGTGACTAATCTAGCGAATAACAAGAGCGTGATCGTCCGGCATAATGATTATGGCCCCAATAGAGATCTATTCAGCAAACGCCGAATAATTGATCTGACCAAAGGGGCTTTTGTAAAAATATCGTGTGTGCATGAAGGGATAATAGAAGTGACTATTGAGGAGGTAGTAACTGCTGACGAAAACCGCCCAAAGTCGATGAGAAACGATTAAATACAATGGGCATTTGGAGGTAAATTGACCATGAAAATCACAAAAGTAACTAAAAAGTATTTTGAAACAGAAGGCGAAAGAGTCTACTTTTTTGAGCCTTTAGAAGAAGGAATGACAGTTAAAGAATTGCAGGAACTAATGGATGAACACGAGAAGTTTATTCTTGAACAAATACGCAATATGCGGAAGGAGAAGAAATGCCCCATTCATAATTCTACAAAGTGCTATTGCGATGAGCGACCAAACTTTTTTAAGTAAAAGGAGAGAACATGATAAGAAAACCAAAAGAGTGTCCTTTTTGTAAAGAGATGTCATTGAATTGTGACAGTGTAGAAATACCATGCCGTAGATGGATGAAAGAAGATGACGTATACACAAGCGAAGTTCATGAGTATTGTAGCTCATGCCATACAGCACTTAAAACAATTACAAGCGATTCAGAGATTAAAGTTAAACGGATAACTAATGGTGTTCAAGTGAGTTACAAAACAAAATATGAGGTTAAGAATGAATCTGATAAATGATGACTGTTTAAATGCTATGGCAACTATTGCTGAAAATTCAGTAGATACTGTTATTACTGACCCACCTTATGGATTGGGATTTATGGGGAAGGAATGGGATACTTTTAAAAGTAATAGAATAGAGAAAGTAGCAAAAGGATACAAAAAAACAAAGATTAAGAAAGATGTTAGGAAGTCTCCTTTAAAAGGAATTAATAGTAATGCTGCGGCTGCAGGTTTGTATGACCAATCTTTACAAGGACACATAGGATTTCAAGAATGGTTTAGACCTATATTTAAAGAACTTTTAAGAGTAACTAAACCAGGTGGAAATTTATTATGTTTTGGAAGTCCTAGATTGTATCACAGAGTAGCTTGTGCTTGTGAAGAGGCTGGTTGGATATTAAAGGATTGTATTATGTGGTTATACGGTAGTGGATTTCCTAAATCTTATAATATAGGCAAGAACTTGGATAAGTACTTAAAAACAGGCAATGCTTCTTGGAATGGTACTGGGGATAGCAGTAATGGTGCTTTAGGGTATGCTAAACTTCAACACGGACAGGGATACCGACCTAACGACTATTCAAATAAACACCAAAACAAGACAGAGATAACGGAAGACAGAGCCAAAAAGTGGGAAGGCTGGGGAACAGCACTAAAACCAGCTTATGAGCCTATTATAGTAGCACAGAAACCTAATGATGGAACTTATGCTAATAATGCTCTTAAATGGGGAGTAAGTGGATTAAATATAGATGGTGGGAGGGTTAGAGGCAGATATAAGTGGAGGGCGAGTAATAGCAAAGAAAAGGGTGACATATTTAAAAACGGAAGTTTTGGAGATAAACCACACCCCCAAGGCCGTTTCCCAGCCAATATAATACATGATGGTAGTGATGAGGTTGTGGGGTTGTTTCCTGATACGAAAAGTGGGAATCTAAATAGTGGACACAAGAGGGGCGATGGGACTGGTAATAGTTTTATGGGTGGTGGTGGAACTATTAAAGGGAATTATGGTGGTGATTCAGGCTCAGCTGCCCGTTTCTTTAAATCTATATCACTTGACAATGAATGCTCTCTTTGTTATAATACTTTGCATAAAGACACCAACAAGGAGGAAACATGGAAAAGCAAATCTGCCCGAAGTGCAAAAGAGAGTTCTGGGAGTATAAGTCAAACAACAGAAAGTATTGCTCAAAAAAATGCTACTCAGAAGCTAAACGACAAATCCGTCCAGCTTGTAAAGTATGTGGGAAACCTGTGCGACTCATGCGGAACAGATATTGTTCAAGGTCTTGTAGCAATATCGGAGAGCCAAAAGGATGTGCAATCCCAAGAGGCATCACAAGTTATTCAGGACTTTATTGGAAATTACAGAAAATGTATCCTAATCCAGAACCTTGCCAACTATGTGGAGCAGATGGACAGCATAGACACCACCCAGACTACTCAAAACCTTTTGAAATTGTTTGGTTATGTGCTTCCTGCCATCAAAAATTACATCCGAAAAACAGAAAAGTCAGAACCAAAAAGATTTCTATACCAAGCAAAGGCAAGTAAGAAGGAAAGGAATGAGGGGTGTGAGGGGTTGGAGGATAAGAAATATAAAATGCACAGACCACCAGATAGCGACCCTGAAAAAACACCAATGGTAAACAAAAACAACCACCCAACAGTAAAACCACTTAAACTCATGGAATATTTATGTACACTAACTAAAACTCCAACTGGCGGGGTTGTATTAGACCCATTTATGGGGGCTGGAACTACTGGAATAGCTTGCGTAAATACTGATAGAGATTTTATTGGTATAGAAAAAGAATCTGAATATTTCAAAATAGCACAAAGGCGTATAAATGATATACAAAACAACAGAAATATGAAGAAGAATTGGCAGAGGATATTATGAAGATTTTGACCTGCTATTCTGCCAGATATTATGGTGCGAGAGGTGGTAGAAAAAAGGGTCAAAAGAACAAGGTCGTTTCTAACTGAATTTAAAAAGGATGGAAAAAGTATTTCCGATAATGTTGATATTTTTAGACATATGCGCAAGCGTTGTGTATGGGTGCGGTGGTGACGTGCGCCGTGCTATTTACTGGTTTGCGGCTGGAGTGTTGACAGCATGCGTAACTTTTTAAGCCACAGAATATTTGCGGGTCCTTCCCGGGGCGGTTTGGCCGAGGGTCGGGCGAGGCGCATTTTGTCAGTGATATTAAAAATTATTTTTCATGTCGTGGTCGTAGGGCTTGTGCTGGCATGTTGTAGTTGATTGGGTGGGATACCGTCGCAAATGCTTGATTTTATTGGAGTTATAAACACAGATTTTTCACAGAAAAGGAGGTTAGATTATGTGGATTAAGGCAGCTCGGCTACACTTAACCCGTTCAGAATTGATTACGATAATCGAGGCTCTCGATGCTAGTGGCTTTTCGCATGAATGTCCAGATTTGTTTACTACACTAAAGGATGCTTTTAATAGCTTTGATAAAGAGGATAGGAAATGTCGAACAGAGTAATTAAAGATAGCATCTGGACAAGCCCTACGCTTGCTAAGCTACCAGACCGAATTGCCGATCAGTGGCCACGATGGTTGCTTCTCGCGGATGACTGGGGGTGTTTTTTGGCAGACACTGACGTAATTAAGGGTATGTGTTACCCAAAACGACCTAAGATGAGAGTAAATGACATAAAAAAGATCAAGAGCGAATTTTACAAGGCAGGCTTGCTTTTTCTGTGGAACGGGGGGCAACGAGAGTGGGGTTTTTTTACATCTTGGGCTAATCATCAATACTGTAATGCCTCTGGGGTTGATGAAGAGGGCAAATATACGAAGCATAGGAGAAAGACACCAGAACCACCACAAGACCTTCTCCAGCAGTATATTAAAGAACATTCCGACAATCTCCGACAATCTCCGACAAAATCCTTGAATCCTAATCCTAATCCTAATCCTAAACATATATATATACTCCATCTCGACTTCGTCAAATTAACAGAGAAAGAATACAATCAACTAATCGAGGATTACGGTCAGAGCAATACAGAAAAATATATTATTTCACTTAATAACCATATTGGAAGCAAGAACAAACGATATGCGTCTCATTACTTTACTCTCCGCTCCTGGATGGATAAGGCCGAGATTAAGAAACCCGATATGCCAAAATTTAAGTATCCGGTAGATCCGGAGGGGCAAAAGAAGGTTAAGGATATTATTAAAAAAATCGGAGGAGGTGCGAAATGATTGAGATAATCAAGCAAGCAGAGGTGCTCGTAAACGTATAATCCTTGTAATCTAAGCTACCAAAAAGAAAAATGATAGCATTTGACAGATACTACGGACTTGGTGATTCTCTTTACATGAGGCCTTTTGTAATGGAGGCCAAGAAGTATCACGATGAGGTCTATGTTTGTACGCCTTTTCCTGAACTTTATTGGGCTGATTATGGAATAAAATTCTTGAAACCAGATACAGAACTAAAAACTCAGAAAAAGAACATTAAATTGCAGAGTGAATCTTTATGGGCAGAGTTACCTCCGAAGTGCGAAGTCATTAGGATGTGCTACCATGATCAAAAAATATATGACGGAAAAACGATAATTGAGTCTTTCAGGCTTGATTCTGCTTTTGAGCCTAATTCTTTTTATATCCCCATTAACCCTGAATGGATCTACCGGGCTAAGATGATCGCCAATGGCAAAAAGATCTGCCTCGTCAAATTCCCTTCATGCCGCCATGAATGGCACAACTTCAGCCGTAACCCTCGTATGGAATATATCAATCTCATAATAAAAAAACACCGAAAAGATTACACATTTATTAGTGTGGCAGATAATACTGAGGAATGGTTTGATGGTATCCCCGAGAAAGTAGATTTAGAATTCAATCATGGAAATCTTCATTGGACAACAGTATTCGGGCTCATAGCACTATCAGATATGGTTTTATGTTCTCCTGGATTCATCATGCTCGCTAGTATCGCAATGAAGGCGAAGTGCTTTTGTATTTTTGGAGGAAGCATCAAACCGAGCATATTGCTAGATAAAAGCATTATGGACTTAGATAAATTCAAGTTCGTTGCTCCCGATCCATTCTGTAATTGTATACAGAATCAGCACAGAGCTTGTAATAAAGAGATATCGGAGACAGAGATATTACACACTTTTGAATGGTTGGAGGAAATATGATACCAAAAAGCTTACCAGGATGGATTTGGAGAACTCAGGAAATTGAAAAGTATTGCCGGGGATTTGGCATAGATATTGGATGTGGGTATCAGCCTTTTCCTTCCGCAAGCGGAGTAGATATCCAGACAGAATGTATCAAATTCATGCAACAAGTAGGTACTGTTCATTATGTAAGAGATGCGATAGATTTATATGGGATAGGGCCGGCTACCCAGGATTTTGTATTCAGTAGCCATTGCCTTGAGCACTTAGTTGATTGGCGAGATGCTATTTCTGAATGGACGAGAGTGTTGAAGCCTCAAGGATATTTGGTTCTTTACCTTCCGCACAAATCTTGGGAGAAATACCTTGCAATAAATGAGCCCGAACACCGACATGACTTTGATTTTGATGTGATTTATCAGGAACTTCATCATAGGTATTGTCTTGTTCATGGCGAAGATGAAGCTGATGAATGGCATAACTTTCTAACAGTATGGCGAAAAGGAAAGGCAATAATAGAAGAATATGCTGAAGTGGAATAAAGAAAAAGGATATGGCTATTACCCGGTAGAAGATTTTGTGTATGACGATGCTTACTTTGAGAAATATCGTCAATATGGATATACAGATATGGGGAAGGTACTCACAGAGCATCGGATAAGACTACTTTTAGATTATATTCCATCATCCGGCAATATACTTGATATTGGTATTGGGGCAGGTAATTTGATTGAAGCATGGGGCGTTGATAAGGCATGGGGATACGATGTAAACCCCAAAGCCATAAAATTATTAAAAATGATTGACCGGTATTGTGATTTTTGGAATGATGATCTGAATAAGTTCTCAGCGATCACATTTTTCGATAGTTTTGAGCACATAAAGGATACTGCCGGAGCCCTTGAAAGGATTGCCAAGCAGATAGTTATTATATCAATGCCGGTATTTCGCAATCTAAGTCACATTCTCCAAAGCAAACATTTTCGCCCTGATGAACATTATCATTATTTCACAATGGTTGGTCTGATGGAATATATGGCAGTAAACGGTTTCAGAATGTTGTGGATAGAGGATTTTGAGACAAAATTAGGGCGAGAGGATATATTGACATTCGTTTTCCGGAGGGATTAAAAAATTTGATAATCGGTTACGGCTCGTGGCGGAATTAGACGCTAACTGACCAAGGTTGGTAAAAAGCTTACAGGAAGGTATGGGGCAAACTCCCTAGCGTGCAGGTATTAAATCCTGCCGAGCCGTAGCCTTACATAGTAAATTAGATACGAGATAGCAAAATACAATTGGGGGTAGTAAGGAGGAGTGATATGAGTTGGGTAATTATTAGCGATGGTAGGACTAGTTGTTTTGGTTGCGATACAATGGATATTGTGTGGGGAAACATATATTATACTGACTATGATACGTTGATGGAATTTGCCCTCCAATTGCCCAAAGACCCCAGAAAATATAGTGGAGATGAGTTATATCGGTTATATGAAGAATGGGAGAATAGTAAGAAACTAGAGGAGTGATATGGGGTATCAATCAGAAATAAATGTTTTGAGGTTAATGATAAAACTCTATGAAGAAAGAGGCGGTGGGTATTCCCAAAAAGAAGCCCTTAAATGTGCTATAAAGTGTATGGATTTCACCCAAGCCCTCAAATCCCGCTTTACGGTGGAGAAGGTGGTAGAAATTATAAAAAAGGCAGATAAAACTTTTGAAGATGGGTATTCAGGAAGATATAAAAGGCATATTGCTCAAGCCATAGTTGATTATGCGATGGAGGGGATAGAATGAATGAAAATTTAGTAGGCAAAAATGTTAGTCATAATAAGAGGAAAATAAAGAAGGCTCATATAGAGATATCTACGGCTCCTTACGGAACATTACCACGCAAGAGTAAATACACCGGGAAAATAGTAAATCAAAAAGGAGCATTTGGGAAAAGACCATGAAGAAAGGGATTATCAAAGTAGCTAAAGGAAAACGCAAAGAGAAGCTCTGTGCTGATGAACTCCGGGCCGAAGGCTACATTATTTGGAAAACTGTCCGGCATAAGTTTCTGAATATTGATCTTTTTGGGCTCTTTGATGTGGTGGCCCTTCATCCGGAGGGTGAGCACATTCGCTTCATCCAAGTAAAATCAAACAGAATTGACCAGAAAACGAGGGATGCTATAAAGAGTTTGAAAATGCCAGTAAAATGTTGGGAAGAGACTTGGGTATATAGAGATATTTACCGTCGGAGGAATGTGCGAGGAGAATTCAGAAAAGAGAAGAATGTGGATTGTAGACGAATCATCCGAAGTAGATGCTGTCCAAATTGTAGAGAATGGTTTGATATAGAATCGGTGGATAAAGATCAAATATATTGTGGGATGGATTGTTACCGAAAACAGCAAAGGAAGAATCAAATAATTAAGATATGTGAGGTATGCAACAAAGAGTTTACAGTATCAAAATCAGCATCGATTATCTTAAAGCATTGTTCGAGGAAGTGCTACGGGGTGGCTTTGGGGAAAAGTATGGAAGGAGAAAAGCATCCGCGATGGAGAGGAGGAATAGACACGGCCCACAAAAAAGGCTTGAACAGCATGGCGTGGCAAAAGATTCGCAAGATCATACTAAAAAGAGATGACCATAGATGCCAAAGATGTAGGGCTACGAGTAACGAATTACATATTCACCATATTGTGCCTTATAGAATAAGCCAAGATAATTCTGAAGCCAATCTTGTTACTTTTTGCCCGAGTTGCCATATGACGGTAGAGCAGAGAATAAATCGATGGGGGTGGGTGAAAGAGATGTATGATTGACATAAATGATGGCTGCGAATATGAGGTAGCAGTTACTTTCTCTGATTCCCAGTGTATACACAGATTTATAATTCATGAGGATGCATTGAGTACATTTATTGATTGCTTGAGGGGTAGCATGTACATTGTTTGTTCAATGTTTGTTCAATAGAAATCAAGAGGATAAAGGAGGAGGTGATTGATGTATGAGTGATCCAAAAGAAAACGCGAGGTTTAAGACTTTATTGGCATTTGGCGATGGTGAAGAGGTAAAGGGGATCTGTAGGTATAAGAATAGTATAATTGTAGCAACCACCTATGGAGTCTACCAGATATATCGAGATAGCGAAGATGAGATCAGAATAGATAATTTACCAGATGATTGATTTATTAGAGGCAATTTTGCGGGGGATAGCATTCGGGTTCGGAATAATGATCTCTGTTTTTGTGAGCGTGAAGATCATTGATTTGATAGAATGGGTGTGGTTTATGAGAAATAGAAGGAGGTGAGAGATGATAACTATGCTTATACTTTTCCTACTGGATAGGTTTAAGTGGGAAGAAGAAGACAGCTCTGGGAAAACTATTGTTGCTTGCTTGTGTACTATGTCCATAGTTATGGGGTTAATAATGGATTTTGGAATTATTAAACATTTGTGGGGAGGTGGAACTCGCCTTGGGCCCTAAGGAGGAGGTGATTGATGAGGGAAAGATATTCGATTTGTGAGGTTTGTGAGAGAAGATTTAAAAAGGATCATGGCAACCAGAGGATGTGTAGTAAGATATGCAGTAAACAGAGTAGAGACTTCGCTATTAAAAGATGGAACGAAAACAACCCAGAGTATCACAAAGAATATCGAAGAAAATATCGGAGGTGGATAAAAGAAGGGTTGATAAAGAAGTAAAATAGGAGAATAAGATGGCAGTAGTAGAACGAAGATTGTATAATGAAGAAAAAGAAATCACGGAGAAATATACTTACCAGATAAACAGTCTTGGATGTCATGAGCCAGATGTGTTTGGAGAGGTGGTTATCATTTTTATAAATGGAAAATTTAAAGAAGCCCGATATCCTTTTGCTGGAATGTATACGAAAGGCCAATGGGAAGTCTTAGGAGCGATAGCAAAAAAGATAGGAGAGATTGATCTTCACGATACCGGGGAGATTTTGATGTCTCGCCTGAGAGAAAAAAATAAAGTTTAATATTGTTATACGTTGACATGTGTTGCTTCTTCCTGTATAATGGCCACAGGAGGATAGCGTTATGTCCCCAGCCGGAAGGCCTACTGATTACGACCCCAAGTATTGTGAAGAGATAGTAGCGTACTTCGATATAAAACCAACCAAAATAACCCACGAAAGATTTTATTATAAAAATGGTGACGAGAAAGAAAAAGAAATTGAAGTTGCCAATGAACTTCCCACACTTGCAAGATTTGCTCACTCGATTGATGTAAACCGTTGTACCTTAAGGGAATGGGCAGATAAGTATCCTGAATTTTCCGCCGCTTATAAAAGAGCCACAGAATTACAAGAGGATATTTGGCAAAAAAACGCTTTGAAGGGCTTATATAATCCAGCTTTTGCTATATTTATGGGCAAAAACGTTTATGGATGGAGAGATAAGCGAGAAGTCGAACAAACATTGAGTGTGGTGAAGATGCCGACAGTAACAATAGGTGACAAGAAGATTATCTTTGATGTAGGAGAGGATAAGAAAGAATGATCACTGTCCCCAAAATG